GCATGGTGCGTGGGCGAAGCTTGTAACGGAGCTTTTGCGCAACCACCTCGACAATCAACCAAAGGAAATCAAATGAAACTCTCCTACCTCGCCTGCCCATACACGGACGACAATCCAACCGTCAGGGAATCCCGCCACACGATCGCCAACGACTATGCAGCCCGTCTGACGTCCATTGCCGCGATCTTCAGCCCGATCACCCACGGCCCGATGCTGGAGCAGTATCTGAAGCCATCGATTTCGAAGTCGCACAAATTCTGGATGGATCAGTGCATTCCCCTCCTGCGGGTTTCGACGGATCTGTACGTCCTCCCGCTGAAAGGCTGGCGGATGTCCAAGGGTGTGCAGATCGAAATGGATCTGGCGCGACAGCTTTTGATCCCGATCATCATCATCCAGTCCGAGGAAAAGGAACTGGAGCTTGTGTCAACCGAGGAAGCCGATGCGATGGGCTGGAGGCTGCACTGGGCTGGCCGGCTGAAGGTAGCGAAGGCTGCCACTGGTCCTATGCCAACCGAACTGAAATTTTACGGTAAGGTGTCCTAATGGTTGACTTCGTCAAACTGGCCGCAGCGCGCAAAGCCGCCGGCAAGCCTTCCTCCCTCATGGCCGGGCTTGAAGCCTCTCTCCAACCACGCTCGCAGGTAAAAGATGGCCCCGTCACAACCAAGGTTTCGACCACTTTCCCGCTCAACGAAGATCAAGCTGGCGCGGTCGGGGCCATGGTCCGCTTCATCGACAAGCGGCAGAAGGACTTCTTCGTCCTTGCTGGCCCGGCCGGCACCGGCAAAACCTTCTGCATTAAGGACCTTATCAACCGCTTGCGTGGTCGGATGGTCTTCACTGCACCAACTAACAAGGCGACAAAGGTTCTGCGAGAATCGGTTGCATCGGATGACTACAAGCCAGAGTGCCGAACAATCTACAGCCTTCTTGGCCTTCGCTTGGAGGCAAATGGGGAAATCAAAGAATTGGCGGCACCGGAAGATCCACTGGACCTCTCCCGCTTCCTGGCCGTGGTAGTCGATGAAGCCTCCATGATCAACCTCAACTTGATGGGATACATCCGTGAAGCAGCCGAAACGCAAAACATTCAGTTCATCTTCATGGGTGATCCGGCACAATTGCCTCCAGTTGGTGAGGCAGCTTCGCCCATCTGGCTCCTTGACGAATCCGCCTGCGACCGCTACCAGCTCAGCAAAGTCATGCGCCACGATAATCAAATCCTGACGCTGGTGACGCGGATGCGCGGACTGATCAACCATCCCTGCCCGAGCGTCAAGATCCTGTCCGACAATGCCGATGGCGAAGGCGTCTGGTCCCTGGCTCAGCGCGAATGGGTCAACGAAATGCGCCTCCGTGCCCGGTCCGGCGACTTCTCCAAGCCCAACGGAACCAAAGCCATCGCCTGGCGAAACGTAACCGTCGATAAGCTCAACCAGATCATCCGGGGGGAAATCTTCGATGATTGCAGCGATCCATGGCTGCCCGGGGATCGGCTTACTATGCTCGCCCCGGCCAAGGATCATGAAGGGGAGGATGTCGCCCACACGGACGACGAAGGCATCGTCACGCGGGTTACTGTTGCCTCCCATCCATTCTACGAAGAGTTTCTCTGCCACGCCGTGGACGTAACCTTCGATGACAACCACACCGGAACGGTATGGCTCATCCATCCGGAAAGCCGGGCGGCATTCGAACGGGAAGGTACGAGACTGGCAGCTGAAGCTCGCACAAACTCCAAGCTTTGGAAGAAGTTCTGGAACTTCAAGGATTCCTTCCATTCCGCTCGGCATGCCTACGCCATCACCAGCCACCGGGCCCAAGGCTCGACGTACGAAACGGCTTTCGTGGACTATCGCGATATCCTGCTCAACCGCAACCGCCGGGAAGCCCTGCAGTGTCTGTACGTGGCGTTTAGCCGTCCGAAGAAACAGCTGTTTGTAGCGTAAGATTTGCGCGGATAATCCCCGGCCTGAGGAAATCCGCGTTATAATGATTCCATCATAACGAACCTGGAGTAAATCGAATGAACCAACAAATCCACGAGCGACTGAGCCTGCTCCGTCAAAAAGCCCGCGATAACACGATCACGATGGAAGAAATCCGGGAATCGATCGGGCTGATGCGCGAGGGCCGGACTCAAGCAGCGAAGACTTCCGCCACCTCGAAAGCCCGCACCTCGACCGCTAAGGCCAAAAAAGCCCCGATCGATTCGAACGATCTCCTGTCGGAACTGGACGGTCTGTGATGAAACGCGACCCTGCTGATGAAGGTATGTTCCGCTTCCGTGTCAAGCTGGCCTATTCCTGCGGCGTGGCCTATGCCGGAAATGTCTGGGCTAGAGGCTGGTCGCAGGCTATTGCGATGGCGGCATCTGATGCACGAATGCTTTCCACCAATCCCCTGCCCGAAGGGGAGCTGATCGCACAATCGGCTATTCGGGCTTAAACCAACGGTAACTTAACCACTCAACGGAGATTGAAAAATGGCACGTCAAACCATGCAGCAACTGCAAGAAGAAAACGCTAACCTGAAAGCCTCTGTGGATGTCCTGCGCCGGGAAATCGAACAGCGCGACCAGGACTTCATCAAGCTGGAAAAAACTCACGAACAGGTTCTGTACGAAAACGGAAAACTTCGTGAAACGATCGACAATATTACGAACCAGCGCGATGCGAACGCTGAATCCCTGACCGAGCTCCAGAAGGCCCACGACAGCCAAAAGTCCATGCGCGATCATTACAGTCGCGAACACGACAAGGCCGTGTCTGAAGTCGAATCCATCCATGCAATCCTGGACGGTGTCGAAGGCGCTCCTAGCCGGTCCTACAAGCTGGAAGAAAACTACAGCGAAACCAAGCGCAGCGCGACCACTCGTCTGGCCGGCGCTTTCCTGGCAATCGTACGGGGTGCGAAATGATGCAACGTCCGATGTTCCCCCACACCATCGATTCCACCATGCTGGCCGCATTCCGCTCGTGCCCGCAGAAGATGTTCCGGACCTACGTCCAGCACTGGAAGCCGCAATCGGAATCGGTCCACCTCGTCGCCGGCGGGGCTTTCGCCAAGGGGATTGAGGCCGCTCGTCGGGCATTCTACGAAGGGGAAGTCACCGTCCCAACGACGACATACGGCCCCTCGGAGGCGCACCCCGACGTTGGGCCGGGCGAGCGGCACGTTCATTGGGAAACCATCCACGACAACTCAGCCATCGCCGATTCCCGGCTTGCTGAAGAGATCGGGGTGAACGCGCTCCTGTCGGCATACGGCGATTTCGAATGCCCGCCAGAATCCGCCAAATCCCTCGAACGCACCGCCGGGGCGCTGGAATATTATTTCGAGCAATATCCACTCGGGGCCGATGGCATGGAACCGATCAAGCTCGCCAATGGCAAGCGCGGGATCGAACATTCCTTCGCCCATCCGCTGGATATCAAGCACCCCGTAACCGGCATGCCGCTGCTGTACACCGGTCGGTCGGACATGATCGCGGAGTTTGCCCACGGGGTGTATGTGGTTGATGAAAAAACCACCAGCCAACTTGGTGCTTCCTGGTCCCGTCAATGGGAAATGCGCAGCCAATTCACCGGATACGCATGGGCGGCGCTCCAGGACGGCATCAAAACCGACGGGGCAATCGTCCGGGGCATCAGCATCCTGAAGACCAAATACGAGACCCAGATGGCAATCACCAATCGCGGACAGTGGGAAATCGAGCGTTGGTATGAGCAGGTGATGCGGGATCTGAAGCGGATGATCGAATGCTGGGAGGCCGGCTGGTGGGATTACAACATGGATACGGCATGCGGCGAGTATGGTGGCTGCAGTCTCATGTCGGCCTGCAAATCCAAAGACCCGCAAGGTTATCTCGAAATCTACTTCGAGCAACGTGTCTGGGACCCGTTGGCACGGCGGCAACTGACGGTGGAGGAATGGGAAGCAAGCTGGGGGCATGGGAAATGAGCAAATTTATTCACGTAAAGACGACCAACGACCGACCTGTGAGCATCAACGTCGATGCTATAGAAGAGTTCCGGCCGATGCATCCAACAGGAACTGTAATAACTATGCGGTCCAATCCTGACGGATGTATCTCCGTGATTGAAAGTTACGTTGAAGTTCTGTCGATGGTGGAGGAATGAGAAGCGGACAGGAGGTATGGAAAATGAGCCTCGGCCATAAGGTTGCAGGATGGTTCGTCGTTATCTTGAATCTTATCCTCGGATGCTGGATCACAGTTGAAGGTAATCCATGGGGATATGTGAACCTTGCTGTGTTCGCCTTCATGCTTGGCTACATGGCGACCCGACGTTAATAACCCGCGCGGAGTAATCCACCATACTCCGCGCATATTTCAATCATCATGAAACCCTATCTCGCAGTCTACCTCATTGACAACCGGGCAATCGGGCAGTCTGAAATCCTCGCGGACCATCAGCCTCGATCCATCGCCTACGTTTGCACCACTTGCGGCAGCCTGTGGGGTCGGATCGCCGTCGCCTCCCCGGATCACTTACAAACATGGGAAACAGAATCCGTTCCATGCCATTTACACCTGCCGCGTGGGGTTGTAGATTGGGCCACGATTCCAGGATCATTCTTGCTTGGCAAAGGTAACTTTCGCAGGGATGATCTCCGAGTCACGGCTTGGGGCAGGGCAATCGAGCACCTGCCAGAGGCTGTTTTAAAACGCGAAGCGCAGCTTGCCTTCGCACATTTTGAAAGGTTTGAAAATGGCAACGAATCGCACCAAGAAGCAGATTGAAGCGTCGGCTGATGCCTGCGCCGACCTCGAACGTATGGAGCGGATCAACCGGATCGGCTTGGGGATTCAAGTTCTCGGTCCGACGTTGAGCGCAAGCCTGGAAATGCTCGGCACCCTCATCAACGAGCAGATGATTGCTCAGGGTTTCTGGCAATCGGACAATTCGGCGGAGAAAATCGCGCTGATGCATTCGGAGCTGTCGGAAGCTCTGGAAGCAGATCGCAAGGATCTGACCAGCGATCATATCCCGGACTTTTCGGGTATCGAGGAAGAGCTGGCGGATACGCTGATCCGGATTCTGGATTTCGCCGCATTCCACGAACTCCGGCTGGGGGAGGCGATCGTGGCGAAGATGCATTATAATCTGTCGCGTCCGGTGATGCACGGGAAGAAATACTAATCCAACCCGGGCGGTTCGCCGCCCACAACCTGAAGGAATGTGACAATGAGCACAGCAGCACCTAACGCAATGGTGGAACCGGCCACCGACAACCTCGAACTAGCCGGCGTCAACGTCGTCACCATGGGCCCTGCAGGTACGGGAAAGACCCATGCCATCGGCACCCTGGTCGATGCCGGCATCGAAGTCTTCTACCTCGGCCTGGAGCCGGGGCTGGAATCCCTGATCGGTTACTGGAAAGACAAGGGCAAGCCGGTCCCGGATAATCTACACTGGCATGCCCTCGCCGCGCCGAAAGCATCGTTCACCGACATGATGGACGCGGCGCAGAAAATCAACACGCTGTCGCTGGAAAGCTTGGCGAAGATGGCCGACCCGAACCGCGGCAAGCACAATCAGTTCATCACCCTGCTCGGAGTTCTCAATGACTTTCCAGATGACCGAACCGGACAAAAATTCGGCTCCGTCGCCGAATGGACTCCCAAGCGCGCCCTCGTGGTCGATGGGCTGGCCGGGCTCGGTCGAGCTGCAATGGCTCTGGTCGTCGGCGGCAAGCCTGTTAAATCCCAATCCGATTGGGGTATCGCACAGGATCAAGTCGAAAAGCTCCTCCGCATGCTCTGTGACAACTGCCCCTGCCACTTCGTCCTCCTCGCCCACGTTGAACGGGAAAAGGATGAAGTCCTCGGTGGCGTCAAAATGATGGTTTCCACCCTTGGAGCGAAGCTCGCGCCGAAAATCCCCGCCATGTTCTCCGACGTTATCCTGACCGTGCGCCAGGGTGACAAGTTCATGTGGGACACCGGGAATACGCAAGCCGACCTGAAAACCCGCAATTTGCCGATCAAATCCGACCTGCGGCCGGATTTCGGACAGATCATCGAAAAGTGGCGCAAACGCGGTGGGGTGGCGTGATGGCCACTCCCAAGCGCGAACGTCTGCTGGACTATGCCATCGCAACCTTTGCTTTCCTCGGGAAGGTTTGCCTGGGAATCCTGCTGATGCTGCTCATCGGCTACGCTTTCGTCCAAAGGCTCTAGCATGCCCGGGCAGAAAATCGAAGACCTGTACCCCGACGGCGAAGAATTCGAAGCCATTCTTCTGGACGCCGAGGAAAATTCCTGGTCGAATTTCCATCAGGAGTTCACGGCCAAGATACGGCGCTCGTGGGATAACTATGGCCTGCGCGCATTCCTCTCTGATTTCCAAAACCGGACGCTCAGGGAAATCGCCGGTGCCGATGCAGGAATTGATGATTAATCGCAAACTCTTCGCCGGTGACGATTGACCTAAATCAATGTCCCGGCGATAATTAAATCCTCACACAGCGATCTGTCAGCTGCGTTGCGGAGTAGTCCGAATGACAGAACCAACCAAACCTCGTACTGAAACCTTTTAGGAGAATCAAATGTTTGACGCATCCAGCTTCCTCGACATGACCATCGAAGGCGAAAACTCCACCGTCGCCATCCCCGCACCTGCCGGCGAATTCCCGGCCATGGTCGATAAGGTCGATCTCCGCCAATGGACCAAGAAAGACGATCCGAGCGTCTCCGGCCTGACCCTGGAAGTCTTCTGGGCCATCGAAGATCAAGGCGTCAAGGACCTCCTCGGCCGCGATAAAGTCCTGGTCAAGCAAGGCATCATGCTGGACATCACCGAATCCGGCGGTCTGGACATGGGCAAAGGTCGCAATGTCGGTCTGGGCCGTCTGCGCGCCGCGCTCAACCTCAACGATCCAAGCCGCGCGTTCTCGTTCCAGCAACTGCCCGGCCAAATGGGCAAAGTCACCGTCACCCACCGCGTGGACAAGGACGATTCGGAAAAGGTCTACCCGGAAGTCAAGTCCGTCGTCCGCATGTAAGTTCGACGGTTTAAGTCGGGAGTAGCTTTCCCGCACGTTCAGCCCGGTTGCGTTAAATCCGGGCACCATCAGATCGGGGCCTTTGGCAACCCCTCCCTCAGTTCCAACTCAATCTCCGTTGAGCCGGCTGAAGGCCCCGATCTGATGGAAGTTTTTTAGCTCATGGGTAGAGCTGGAGGTAAAGGTCTGATAGCGGTAGCGCTGCCCTTTCAGAAGAATAACTCGACCCGGACTGACGGGTGAAGCGGATTCGAGCGCCGTAGAAGCTTCCATCAAACCATTCAGCGGGCTTCGGCCCGTTTTTCATTTCTCGAAAGCCACTGGGCCGGGATAGACTGACATGCAAAAGCACCTCCAACCATTTCAAGACAACGTCGCAATCGGCGTTAGCTTACTCCCGGTCAACCGACCATACCCCCATCCCCGCAAACCTCGCCATGCGCCCATTCCGGCCACGCAATCGGCATGTCTGCGCCTCAACCCATCGGAGCCAAACCAATGACCCGCACCGCCCATATCAGCCGCATCACCATCACCGAAGATCGTCAGCGACAGGAATTCGAACCGAACGCCATGCAAGAGCTTTTCCAATCGATCGAAAAGAACGGCCTGTTCCACGCCCCAATTATGCGGGAAGCCGAAGGCAAGCTCATCCTGGTCGGTGGCGAGCGCCGGCTGAAAACCCTGATGG